CAACTCCCACTCCTACTCCTACTCCTACTCCTACTCCAACTCCCAAAGTCTTGTAGTAAAATTAAATTATTCATTCCTTCCTGCTACCCCAATAGGTAGCAGTTACAACAAACTATTTAACCTCTCTCGGAAGTTTGAACTTCCAATCAAACGCATCGGCGATTGAATTTAGATTAATGTACATGTCTACGTCAACAGGTTCAATCTCATCTAAAATTCCCTTTGTCATGGCTGTTGAAAATCTACCTGTATCAGCTATCCAAGCGGCGTCTTCTAAAACAAGGAAATTCCCAACAACCGCTTTCACCTTACCTGTTGCGAAATAGGTGACGGTTCTTATAAAGTAGGCATTACCCACTTTAAAGGGAACATCCAATTTAGAAAACTTAACACCATCCTTCTTGGACTTTATTTTAGCTTCCAGGGCCTCAATCTCTTGCAATTCTTTCTCTAGTTCACTTTTTGTTTTTTCATTTTTACTCATTTTGTTTATACTCCTTTCATTTAAGTTGCTTTAACTCTTCGTACAATTCTTCTAATTCATAGGTTTTAAATTTATGTACTGTGACATATTTATAATGGAGTATATCAAGTGTAGTTGTACCCCCATTAAACAACTTAAGGATGACCGCCTGTGTCATCGGGTATGGGTCGTATTCATGCCTCAGATTACAGGAAAGACATTGTGCGTAGCAGTTATCTAAATCCCACCTTGTCGAGTAAGCTACTCTACTAAATAAGTGTCCACAAGTTAAGTTTTGTGTTGTGCCGCAGACTATACATTTTCCGTCCCTTGCAATGACTATTTGGCTTACAAGTTTGTCTAATTTACGAACGATTCCTTTTCTGGTTAGTTTTCTCATTTAGCTTTCATTGGTGTCACATACTCTTGTCTGATTATTGTTGGCTTACCTACATTTTCTGCTTGAGCTTCATATACTTTAACTTGAGCTTGAACCAATTTATCATTACCAGACATTCTATTAAGTGTGAGACATATGAAGCAGACGGCTCCAACCAACATGAATCCTACAACTCCGACTACGAAGACCCAACCTTGTTTATTAGAAAGTACTGTTGGCAAGTTTGTTGACATATTATTTCACCCAATTAACAGGATGACCCTGTTCAGAACAAAAATATCCTTTGTATGGTTTGCCAGCTTTGTTTACACCCGATTTGAATGTCATTAGCTTTCCGCAAGTCTTACAAACTGAGGCAGAATCAACTGGTGCAGCAGAAGCGGGGCCAATCCAAGCAGGGTCAACTGGTTCTTGAGAAGGGGCATTAGCAACTGATTCCTTAATCTCTTGGGTAGTCTTAACATCCTTTTTCTTTTCTTCAATCTCTTCTTCAACTATAGCCCAAGCATTTTTGAAAGCATCCTTCAGCTCGATGTCCTCCTCAACAGTTGTCGTAACTGAAGCCGAAAGCATGATTGAACTAAATTCAGGCTGCCCTATCTTTTCACTTAAATTTACACTTATTTCTTTGATTTTCATATTCAGTCCCAACTCTCTTTTTCTGTCATCTGTTTTCTGAGCCCATCAACTCCCACATTCCAATCTTTAAAATACATTAAGTCCCACTTTGTAAGGCTATCTCTGACCTCACGTAGTCGATTTATAGACGCATCTAGCTCAATAACCGCCTCTTCTAGTGTTTTAGTTGTTTTTTTCATTTTGTTGTGCCTCAATCATTTTAAGTAAGTAATCAGAATTTGCTTGTACGTTTCTGGCTTCACGGACTAAGACTTCTGGTTTAATCAAGGAAAGTCTAGCGATAGCAATCAGATTATCATTACTGTTCTGTAGACTGTAGTAAGTTGCTCGGACTACTTGCTCCAGCTCATCAGACTTTCTAAACTTTGAAATTAGTTTATTTATTAAGTTTCTCATTTTTGATTCTTCTTTTTGTGCTGAGCTTTGCCATCACTCTAATTATAAATCGTTCGAGTGAAACCATTTGCGTTTTAGGAATACTGAAAGAATTAGCATCATGAACCCCGTAAGGTTGAAATGTAACGATTAACTCTTTTGTATCTTCGTCAAACTCCCAAAGAAAATTTTTTAATTGTTTAGTAATCATAGCTCTTTTTTCTCTTTTTTCCTAAATTCTAAAGTTTACTTGAAGGGAAACGGGCCATTCCTTTCGGTTTAACTCCTTTCCCCGTCAATTAAACTCTATATGTTAAATTATACATTACTTGACGGTAAAATCAAGTAGCAAAATATGGCTAAAGCTATTCCTACTAAGAAACCCAGTAGGACTTCGGGCCAGACATTCCTGATAATCCTTTTAAATCTCCTTCTTGCTACTCTTTTACCTAATTCTTCGTTTGCGTACATCATTGTTGACCTTCTCTAATAAAATCTCTATTCTTGTTGCAGTTAAGACAATACAGCCTTTTTTTGTGATTCCTGGCTCTTAACTGGTCGCTTCTTCGCCAAACAGTAAACGGCCACCCACAAATGGGACAAACATAAGTTTCATCAATTAGTTTCATAATCCTGTTTTTTGTGCCAGAATGTAATTCCCTCAACAAACATCCTTATTGCAAGCTGTGTATATTTAGGAGGAATGCTTGTTAAATCAATTCCAAGTGCTGAGCATTGAGCTTCTAAAATTGACAGTGACTCTTTGACTACTTTTAATTTATCTTCTTGTTTCATCTTGATTTTCCCGAGCCTCGGGACTTTTGAAATGGGTCTATCCCTCTTTCGACTGATAATCTAAGGTAAGCTAGCTGACTACTGCGAATTGAATCGGGTGCAAGAATACCTAAGTCGTTATTTGCAGGATATTCTATTTTTTTGGGCTCTTGATAGACTTGAGGTTTAACGGGCCTAGCGTAGCTTTCCTGTTCCATGTACTCATCTAATGTCGTTCTCCACTTGCCATCAGAAACCATAACGGGTTTTTTATTAGCAAGAAACTCCCTCCTTATTTGTTCTTTTTGTTGTTTATTCATTTTTATTCATTAAATCGTCCGCCCTTGCCATTTGATATTTAACAAAGTTAATCCGTTCGGCTGGTGTCATCTCTTCAAAGTCCTCGGCTTCCCAAATTCCTAACTTGATATTATAATTTATGTATTCGTCCGCCTCTTCTAGTGTCATTTTTAGTGTTCCTTACTGCCTTGTTGTTTTGTACAAAGCAGTAGCAAAACTAAGTTATTTGTTTTCTATCATATCCTTGACTATTTCAAGTATCTTGGTGTTGTGCTCATGTGCCGACATCTTGCTAACACTCACACTATTATCCTGAGCAATGTCTGCGATAGCCTCTTTAACTCTAAACTCCGCTTGAAATTTATTATTATCCCAATCTCCATAGTTATTCATGGCTCTAAGTTTTACCTCAGTCCAAAACCAATCTGAATCCTTAATACTTCCGTCTTTTGATAATCCGTAGTTCATATGTTTACCCCCCTTTCTAATTCTCTAATATCGCAAGTTAAGCTAGTTTTGTTTGTACTCGGTATTTATATCGTCTGTATTTACTCTTGACTTTCGCCTTCAATACTTCTTACCCATCTCCGAGTGTCCTCGTCCATAGACTTAAGGTCGTCACTTTATGTGTTCGATGGTCTTAACTTGTTATATTAAAGAACTTTATTTGTTGGGGGAAGTTATGTATACTTAAAGTTCTAAAGAACGTTTCTATGTTTCCCTTCCCCCAAGACTAAGGAAAGAATATCATGATATGTATAATCTTGTCAAATATGAAAACTTTCAAAGCTAAGTCCGTGAAAACTCAAGGCTAGACAACAAAATGATATAATAGGGTATGGCAAAAAAGAGATTGAATTATCGAGAACAGAAGTTCATAGAGGCAAAAACTAAAGGATTTAATAATAGAGATAGTGCTTTGTACGCAGGTTATTCCCCAACTAGTGCTTCAGTAACGGCTAATAGACTCATGAAGAAGGAGCAAATATTGCATGTATTGGATAAGGTGGGTTTAACTGATGAAGCCTTAGCGCAAACGATTAAAGAAAATATAGAAGCAGGAACGGGAATCAAGGCAACTGCTGATACTGCGCTCAAAGGAGTCGAATTGGCCCTGAAACTTAAAGGACACCTAACTGAGGAGAAGACTAAGGATTTAACCCAAACTAACATCTATATAAATGAATTGAAGTCGCTTGACGATGATAGTCTTAGTAATAAGTTATTAGAGTTATCAAAAGGAATAATAGTATAGAGTGCTTGAGTGTAGTGAGGTAGTTATTAAAAAAATATAATGATTAGACATACTAGAGAATATTATCAAGCTCAGTTAAACGATATGCGTCCTTATATTCTGAATGCTATGTACTTACGGGGTAGAACAAAATGTGCTATCTGTAATAAAGTATTGATGAGAGGTACTAAATGTAGTTTCTTCATAGATACGGGCCTTAGAATCGACCACACGAGGTACGGAGATGACATAACCATAGATGATTTGAGGCTTATGTGTTATGACTGTCACTTAGACCACACCGTATCAGCTAACGATAGCCGCCTTAGTGGTAGCTATTGCCCGTACTGTCAAAGGCCATACTAACCTATAACGTACCCCATAATCAATTTTGTGCCTAGTATTGGTCGCAAAAGTACAATTGTGCGACGTAAACAAATCAATTGAGCCTGATTCAATTGTTTTAGACCCCCTATACACCCCCTTTCTGTGGATTTAATTTTACCTAAAGGGACTCAGGAATACGCTATATATTTTTAAAACTAAAATTATTCTGGGAACATAATTAACTATAGGGGAACAAGGAGATACTTACTTCTAAAAAAATAATAATAAAAAATTTGGAGAACTTAATACTTAAGGGAACTCTTCTCCAGTAAGGTTAGAGGGGTTTTGGGGATTAAGTTCAAGGCGGAGGGATTTAAGCTTCTCTTCTTCGGGCTTTCCCATTTTTACTATCTTGTCCCAGATTTCACGGGAGAGGGCTGAATCGTTTCGTTGATAAGCTGTAGCCCAGAGAGAAAGTAGAGATTCGATTGTTACCTCGTGATATGGTCCTAAGTGTTCCATTTAGTACTGAGAGGTGGGGGAAGCTTCACCTTGTTTATATTGGTCTAGAGTAGCTCCTGAGTCTATTCCGCTTTGACCAACGTTATCTACTTGAATTTTATTTATGGCGGCTAGAAGTTTATCCGCTCCAGGAAGACCGAGGTAGTGGAGTTTAAGAACTGATTCTCTGAGTTTTTCGTAAATATCAAAGGGATTCATGGGGTCTGACTGCTCAGGCATAGCTTCACCCATATCTTGAGGAGCCATCTGTGGTTCCATACTCGGAGCGTTTTGATTAGACGGTGCTGCTCCACCCATTTGCGGATTCATATTTTAAGTTTAGTCTTTTTGTTTAAAGAATCAAGTTTACTTTTAAGAAAAATGTAGAGAGATTGGTCAGCACGATACCGCCACCAAATATCACTATTTCTTTCAGGTTTATTTCCTTTCCATTTAGTTACTAAGGCCTTCATTCTAATTTTAAGTTCTTCTTCCATAGAAAACCTTATCCCCCTTACACCCCCTCGTTAGTTGCTTACGTATTACACCTAACTACTGCTGAGGACTTATCTATCTGTTTCTCTCCTTCTCTCGCTCCCTTTCTCTATAACGTATTCTTAAGCGGTTTCCGCTTGAAGTTTCCGAATTAGAATTTAGGTCGCTTCGAGTGAGGTAAACTTATTAGTTCAAAGCAAAAACACTTGACGTATGTGGCTGTTGGTGTATAATGAAGAAAGTTATTCAATGTAACTAAAACTATACAACTAGTTTCGGAGGTTGTCAAGATGTTTCTTCTCCCAAGATTAAACTTCAAGGCAACCTCTTTTTTTGGCAAAGTAGTATAATCTAATAAATGAGCAAATTAAGGGATACTGAGAAAAAGAAAAAGGAACTTCAGGAAGAGAATGATAACTTACTAGAAATCGGAAAAGAAGGTAAAGCTGGGGATAAAGCCTTCAAAGACTTCCAAAATCTTACTGAGGCAGAATCAAAGATTAAGAGGGATATTGTATTAGACGAAGTTGAAATGAAGAAACGTACTCGTGGGTATCACAAGTTTTTGACAGACCTCTTAACAGAACGACTTCATACAGTATTCTTTCCCATGGGTTGGACTCATATAGAGGCTCCCAGCGATAGGGGAGTTGTAATGGAACTCAAAAGTCCCGACGGACGGATTTTTCGTACAGCTTTTGCTGCGGTTAAAGACCCGATATATGACTTAAACGCTATAGACAGCTTCGCCCTCCGTGCCGAAAATACCATTTATGAAAAAAGCAAAACGAACGGAATAATAACATGATGACTCCTGAGGAGCGGGAAGCAATGATTCAGAAAATCATCGAGCTGACCGCAGTTAAAAAAGAGCTAGATGCAAGGCGATTTACTAAAGACCTTTTTCTATTCAACAAAGAGATTCTTCAAGTTGAAGGACAGAATCATGAACAGCCCCTCGGTGAATTTCACAAAGAGATGTGTGAGTTTGTCATGAAGAAGGACAAGAAGAAACTAATACTTGTTCCCCGTGGACATCTTAAATCTACCCTGGTCACAGTTGGGTACTCTTTAATGCGAATCTGTAAAGACCCCAGTGTTCGTATTTTGATTGCCAATGCAACTTATGACATGGCTACCTCATTCCTTTCACAGATTAAAAAACACTTACAGAATAACGAGGTCTTAAGAGATTATTATGGAGACCTTGCTAAGACTGCAAGTAGATGGAGTGAGAACATGATTACAGTTCCCCAGACCAAACCTTTTCAGAAGAAAGAAGCAACAGTTACAACCTATGGAGTTGGAGGAAACCTCGTTTCTCAGCACTACGATGTAATAATCATGGACGACATAGTTAATCGTGACTTAGTCTCTACTCCCGAACAGATTCAAAAAACAATTCTTTTCTATAAGGACGCACTAGACTTACTTGAACCCAACGGAACCCTCATCATAATAGGGACCCGCTGGAGTGATGCCGACCTGTATGGATGGATACTAGATAAATCTAACCCAGAACGAGCCTATGAAGATTTTGATACTTTCATACGCCAGGCATTTACGGGAAACCTCGAAACCAGTGTCGACCTCAAACTACTTTATCCTGAGAAGTTTACTCAAGAAATTCTAATTGACTTAAAAAAGAATAAAGGGCCACTAGAGTTTGCTAATCAGTACATGAACGACCCCATGCCTTCGGAGGAAGCCAAATTCAAACCCCAATGGTTTAAGCAGGTACTTGAGGATGAACTTAAATGGCGAGAGGTTTCCTATTTCACTATGGTGGACCCCGCAATAGGGCAACTCAAAAATTCAGACCGAACTGCAATCATTACAATCGGAGTTGACCAATATAACAACTGGTTTGTGGTTAATATCATTTGGGACAAACTCCTACCTAATGAAATCATAGACCATGTGTTTGCTAATTGGGAAAGATTCCAACCAAGAAAAATCGGAGTCGAAATGGTAGCTTTTCAAAAATCCCTCCAATATGCCTTAATTGACGAGATGAGGCGTAGAAACATTTACTTACCTATTGTAGAATTAAAAGCAAGCAAGTCAAAGGAAGAGAGGATTGAAGGTCTTATTCCTAGATACGCTAACGGGGCCATCTATCACCTAACTCAGTGTCCTTTTCGAGAAGAACTTGAGGAAGAACTTATGCGTTTCCCGAGAGGGAAGCATGATGATTGTGCCGACGCACTTGCCTACGGTTTACAGATTGCTCACCAGGCAAGAGCAAATAAGCCTAGATTTACTAGAGATAGTGAAGACCGAGAGAATAAATTTCTATACTAATGTCCACTTATAAGGTTGAAACAGGAAAAGAAAAAGGAATAACTAAAATCTACTCCCCTAGTGAGGAAGAAGAACGAATTAGAAAACATGTCTATGACCGCAAAAGACAAATGGGGGATGCTAGGAGTAAATTCGATAAAGACTGGGATAAGTGGGAGAAACAGTGGGACGGGTTTAGGGCTCCTAAAGACAGAGATGACTGGAAGAGTAACATCAATATTCCCATAACTTCATCAATTGTTGAATCAATGCTTTCCGAACTTAATAATCAGGACTTAATGCCGTGGGTCAACGCAAGGGGTAGTGAAGATGAAACCAAAGCCGCTATTATGAATGCTATCCTTGCCTACAGTTGGGATACAGCCAAAAGTAACGTGTCACTTTTTAACATCATTAAAGACGCTCTCATTTTCGGAACTGGAATTGGAATGGAGTATTACTGGAAAGAACCCCGAATGGTTAAAAGTGAAGATGGAAAAACTACAAGAGAAGTTCTTGAGTACGATGACCCATACCTTGAACCCGTAAGATTGTGGGATTTTTATGTAGATGAGCGTGCAAGAGGATTTTCTGGCCCATTTGGAGCTAGGGATTGCATTAGGCGTTATATCATGGACATAGATGATTTTAACTCTTTCTTTAAAGGTAAAACCTGGGACCCATTTGGGAATGCTAAACTTGTAAAAGCTGGAGGGGATACCAATTACTATGAATACTACACTCCACCTGAAAGAATTGAACACGACCATGAAGTCGAAGTTCTCTGGTACTGGAACAAGCCTGACGACCTTCTCGCAATAGTAGCTAACGACGTAGTAGTTAAATCTGGTCCCAACCCTTACAAACACAAACAACTTCCTTTTGTTAGAGTCTTGGATGTAGTTAGACCTTACCAGTTCTATGGAAAAGGCGAAAGTGAACTGGTTGAGAGCCTTTCAGAAGAGAAAAACACACTTCGTAGAATGATAATTGACCGCAACCATCTTGATATTGATAAACCAGTCTTCGTATCCGACAATCTTACCTTAGAAGATGAAGATACAATCACCCGACCACATGGAATTGTGCCTGTAGGAGACGTAAATCAGATTAAATTTGCCGAGTATGGAGATATTCCAATGTCAGTATTTAAGAGTTTAGAGCTTTTGGGAGACGATACTATCCGAGTAACAGGAATGGATGAGCGTCAACAGAGCGTCTCACAAGCAGGAACAGCAACTGAAGCTGCAATTCTTAAAGAAGCTACTCTCAAAAGGCTTAACCTGAAGATTTGGCAGATTAAAAACGATACTCTAGTCGACCTTGGAAAGCTTAGGGTCGCAAACATTCTACAATTCTACTCAGAACCCAAACTCGAGGAGATAATTGGTGAAGCCGTAGTCGCAAAAGCAAAAGCTCTTGGTATTTTAGTTGAGAAAGAAGGTAAAAGTTATGCCAAGAAGTTCAGAACTGTTCGTTTACAAGACCAAAAGATGGATATTAACGCTCAAACCAAGCAACCAGAGATATTACCATCAAAAGGAGCCTCATTCTTCGAGGCAAAGCCCGAATTCTTTATTCCGAGTCATGGAGGATATGATATTTCTTATAAAGCAACCAGTTCTACTCCAATAAGTAGGCCTCTTGAACAACAAAAGGCTGATGAAATGTACGACAGACTCATTCAGAATCCAACAATTGACCCTTGGAAGTTGGCGGAGTTTCTTATCCAATCTCGTGAGAAAGACCCAGACAATTTCAAGGCTCAAGCTCAAGGGCCACAGCAAGACCAGGGAGTATCACTTGAAAAAATGATTGATTTAGCGGGCAGTGAGAATGACGAGATGCTTAGAGGAAATAAAATAGGTCCGACACCTTATGCTTCGCCAGTCCATACTGAGGTTCATATAGAATTTATTAAATCCAAGAAGTTTAAAGAGCAGGTCCCGCCAGACGACAAGAAAACTCTTCAAATATTCACAGACCACGTAATGGGTGAGATAATGGCCCAGCAAGCAAGAGGAGCGAGTGGAGCAGAAGGTGCTTCTCCAAATGGAGTTCTGGCAGGTTCTCCGAATGGAGGAGCTCCCGCTGCCCCACAAGGTCCTCAAATGGGCAATGTACTACCAGGAAGAATTGAAGGAGGGGGACAAGTTCCGAGTGGAATGCCAGGAGTTAAAGCTGGAATAACAGGTAAATGATAATTACACTAACTCAAAAACACAAAGATGCGATTAGAGGGATTATTGGAAGGGCTGAATTCCCAACATTTATTGACTTTATTAGGTCTCAGAAAAACAATATTGCAGTACTTGAGTGGCAAAGGACTAGTTCTGAAGACCCTAAACTTAATCTCAAGAAAGCAAAGTTCGAGGGAATGGTTGAGATAATAGACATGTTTATTAGGACATTTGAGAAGGTCCAAAAGGAAACTAAAGACGATGGCGAATCTGCATGATTACATATTTGGTAGCGGTCAACAAGTCACTGAAGATACCCCAAGTGGCTTCAAAAGCTATTGGAAACAAAATACTCCAAGTATCTTAGATAGAGTCGTTAAATCTGTTCAAAGTAAACTTGGTATAGGAGTAGGCGGTGGGAGCGGGGCAAGTCCTACTCCTCAATCACAATATCTTCCTTCTCCCGCACCTGTACAACAGAATCCAGGTTTTAGAATAAAAGTTCCCTCAAGTACCCCAGACAAAGAATATACAAATGTTCCCCAAAACTTAGCTCAAATAATAGGTCAAGAGTTTGACCCCTATGGTCAAGCAACCTCCGCAGCCTCCATTCTCCATCATCCTTATCAGGAGCAACAGAATGGATATGGCTATGGAGAGAATGCGGGTTTTGTTACAGGTAAAGGTTGGGATGATTACAATCGTGACGAAAGTGGTCAGGTCAAACTTGTACAAAATCCTTTTACTAAGCAACCTGAACCATCTGAAGATAGGGGACTTTTTAGAATCAACAACTCTACATTCTACGATTATCAAAAAAGATTTCCTAATACTCTGAAAAAAGCTGGGATAACTTCATTCGAAGATATGTATGACCCAGACAAGAATATTAAAATGGCAAGGCTTATTTTTGAGAAACAAGGCTGGGGTGCATGGTTTGCGGCTCCGAAGTCTCTAGTAGAAAGGAAGTGACTATTTATGGGTAAACCAAAACTCGGAACAGGAGGTCGTTTTAAAGCTCTAGTTAGAAAACTGAAAGGGAAAGTAAGTAATCCTAAAGCAGTTGCCGCTAGTATCGGCAGGAAAAAATATGGAGCAAAAAGGATGTCCAAATGGGCCGCCAAAGGAAGAAAGAAAGCTTAATATTTGACAGATTTAGAAATTATGTTATTCTTTAATTGACATACCTAGAGGACAATCACAAACTGTGACCCAAAAGATACTATGGCAGACGAAATAAAAGAAGAGGAAGCCCCTGTTGAGACTCCAACGGATACGGCAGACAAGGAACAAGTACTAGACAAATCAGTCGAAACACTTACAAAAGGTAAGTATAAGACTGTAGAAGCTTTAGCGAATGCATATTCGGAAGCTGAATCGAAGATTGGTTCACAATCAGACGAAGTGAAACAAGTCCGAGAGTTTATGTCTGTAGCACAACCTGTGTTTGACGTTATCAAAGACGACCCAGACCTTTTCAAGACTATTGACGCAAAACTCAGAAATTCAGAAACTTCAGATGCCGACGCTAAAGATAAGACAACTAATAAGGACGAAGTTGGTGTTGTAACACGAGACATATTAAGAATGCGTTTTGAGGAACAACACAATTTTTCAAAGTTGTCTGCCGATGAGCAAGGTAAATTACGAGGAGAAATAGGTAAAGTAATTTTTGAGCTCACGGGCAACGACATAAACGGAATTGATTTGCGACGTTTAGGTCCAGTCCTAGAGAATGCTTATACTTTGGCGAAAAGTAGAATAGTAGACAAATCAACGCAAGACGCTATAGCTGAGGCAGATAAACCAGACGCTTCGATATCGAGTATTCCATCATCAGGTGGAAGTTCGGAACAGGTATTAACACCTGAAGAAGCGAAAGTAGCCGACAGACTAGGCTTAACCAGAGACCAATACTTATCTGGAAAAAAGTAATCTTCTTGCAAAGACCACTTAGGCTAAATAAACTGAAAGGAGTTTAAATATGGCAGGATTTATATACAAGAAACATCTGAAACCAGGTATTTCTGCCCCTGCGACTCAAAGAGTTTTAATTGCCAATAGTGAAGGTCCCTTAACAGTTGGAGATGCTGTTCAATATACATCAGGTGTATTAACAATAGCTGCAACAACGGAATCAGTACTCGGCATTCTTGCTGGGTTTGAAACTGCTAAAGGTGAAAATATTTTCAAAACTAAAGAAGCCCTCGGGGGTACTAAAAGTGGAGACAATACTTACACCGCAGCTGCTGACAATCAAACAGTAGACAAAGTAGTCGCCGTGGTCACAACTGACCCTGACGCATTATTCTTGAATACTGCTGATAGTTCATTGACACAAGCAGAGGTTGGTACGTATTTCGATACGACATCCGCATCCGACACAATAACAGGGGCTGGGTCAGGTACTATTTCACAGTTCCAGCTAATCGAGCTTGTGACAGTAAGTTCTTCAGGTGCTACGGTCAACGACCAAGGCCTCTTTAGAATTTCACAATCTCAATACGGATGGGCTGCGTCATAAAGGAATCTAATATATGTCAAGTTTAAGAGCCAATTTCGGCGATTTATTGGAACCAGGACTAAGGAAAATCTTTGACGACAAGTTTAAAGAAATTCCAGAAGTCTATAGTTCTATCTTCCATGTAGAAAATTCCTCAGTAGACATTGAAAGAGACTCTGCAATCACTGGATTTTCCCTCTTGGAGGAAACAGGTGAAGGAGCACCTATTCAATATGAAGACCCCGTACAAATGTACGACGTTTCTTATGTTCATAAGAAATACACTAAAGGTTTTAAAGTCTCTGAAGAGCTCGTGGAGGACGACAGATATTCCGTCATCAAGAAGAAACCCGCAGCTTTAGCCAGAGCCTGTAGAAGAACAGCAGAGTTCTTAGCTGCATCAGTCTTCAATAACGCTTTCTCATCTGGAACAGGTGGAGATGGTAGATTTTTACTATCAACACTTCATCCTAGAGCAGATGGTGGAACCGCCCAAAGCAATGCTTCGGGTTCGGGTATCACCCTGACAGAAGCCAACTTGAATACTGCACTTCTCGCTATGAGAGCACAACTGGACGACAAAGGTATGAAAATTGGTGTTAAAGCCGATACTATCATTGTTCCTCCTGCTCTTGAGAAGAAAGCTACCGAACTACTTAATTCAACAATGCGTTCTGGAACAGCCGATAATGACCTCAACTATTACAAGGGACTACTTAAAATCGTCTCTTGGGATTGGTTGTCAAGCTCAACAGCTTGGTTCTTATTGGATAGTTCTCAGCACGAGTTGAATTATTTCTGGAGAATCAGACCAGAGTTCAAACAGGATAACTCTTTCGATACTGGTATGGCCTTGTTCAAAGCAAGGATGCGTATGAGTACTGGATGGAGCGACTGGCGTGGAGTTTACGGTTCTAAAGGCGACGGGGCTGCATACAGCAGTTAATCTGTTGCAAGGACAAATGGGGTTCGGTGGGAACCTTACAAAAGAAGCACAATCTAATTAACCCAAGCCGAAAAGTATTGAATACTAGGAGCAAGTTAAGAGGACGCACCACACCCGTAAGGGTATAGTTGCAAGTTTTTCATATAGTATTTACAATTAAAATAGAATTCAAATATGCCTTTAACACATTTTACTGGACAAATAGGTGGATTAACCCACAAGATTAGGACTAGACAAGTCAGACCAACTGACCCTACTCCTATTGCTGGCGACCAATATTACGATACAGCAGTAGATGTCCTTTATATTTATGATGGTTCTCAGTGGTGGGGAACAGAGGCAGGAACATCAACATCAACATCAACGAGTTCAACATCAAGTTCTACATCTACGACTACGACATCAAGTTCTTCTTCGACCAGCATATCAACTTCCACTTCATCCAGTTCGACATCAACTTCTAGTACAAGTTCTTCAACTTCTAGTACAAGTAGTTCAAGTTCTAGTACAAGTAGTTCAAGTTCGTCTACATCTAGTACAAGCAGTTCAACCAGTTCGACATCAAGTTCCAGTTCGTCAACGTCAACAACGTAGTAGAATAAAACGGGGTCGAGGAGGCTATACCCTCCAAAGCCCCACCTGTATAGAGGTATGATAAAAAGTAAAGAATACAATCGTATTCACTACTTAAAATATAAAAAGTATTATAATAAAAGTAGTAGTGAGTATAGAAAGAAGAACAGAGAAAGAATTGCACTTTCAAAACATAATTGGTATTTAAAGCATAAGAAAGAACATCTTGTAAAAACGAAGTCTTGGATGAAGTCTCATAAGACTGAACGTAGGGCGATAGAGAAAAGGTGGCGTTTAAAACACAGAGACGCAAGAAATAAATATGAAAGAGAACGTGAAAACAAGACCAAGTTCAATGGTCTAAGGGACATTAGATTAAACTTAGACGGCTTTAAATGTCAATTATGTGGTACTACGGAAAGATTACACGTACACCACAAAAGGTATGGCAGAGATTTAGTATTAGGTGACTTGATTACATTGTGTATGTCTTGTCACATGAGACTACATCACGGAAAGGATAGTAAGGAGATAAAATTATGGCTGAGAACAGTACGCATTTAGAAATACACACAGGATTAACAAAGAAATACAGGATTCAAACAGCAACTCCTACAGACCCTCCTGTGGAAACTGGAGACATTTATATTGACAGCAGTGTGGGAAGTGAAGCAATCGGAATTTATGGTGCAAGTAGTTGGTTATTTATTAGCTTACAAGTATGAGTTCTAATTTTACCGAATTAAGGTCACAAGCAACACAAGTAGACGTTCAAACATCAGCTCCTACTGGGGCAGACCTTTACGAGGGAAGAATTTATTTTGATACCTCTACAGGTAGACTCTATGTTTACACAAATAGTGCATGGAGATATGCTCAGTTGACTTCAACGTCGACTTCTTCGACATCAAGTTCTACATCTAGTACATCTACAAGTTCGACTTCCACGTCGTCTAGTTCGACATCCACAAGCTCGACAAGTTCATCTAGCTCATCTAGCTCAACCAGTACCACCCTATTCTAATGCAAATAATCATAAATAAAGAGAAACAAGATTTAGTTAGGCCTTTTGAAGGATTTGATTATGTTCTCGTGGCAAATAAACCCTTGCAAGTTGAGGATGGACTCTACGAACACTTAAAGGAAGTCTTACCTCTATCTTTCGATTTTGCACCAGAATTAAAAAAAGATGCTGTAGTTGCTAAGGTCCACAAGACTCCAACTAAGGCAGTTTTTCCAGGGGGTAAGTTTGGAGTTCAAAGTGCCAATTTGACTAAATCTATATCAGTAGATGGATTATCAGAAGCAGATGGGTTTACAGGCCCAGGTTTAGAAAACGATACAATATGATAGTTACACAATCGGTAGCTGAAAGAGTTTTTTACAAAGAAGATGTAAACTCTACAACGGGAGAAGCCATTTCAACTGGCCCTTGCGTGATATATGACGTCACATTCACAAACGATACTGGTGGTGTTATTACTTGTACACTTCATAATGCAACAACCGCCAGTGCGGCAACAAGACTTGTTAAGGCTGTAGTTGCAGCAAATTCGTCAGTACATTATACTTATCCTAGAGGGAAAAGGTTCGATACAGCAATATGGGCCAAACCTAACGCTGCAAGTTTAGACATAGCGATAGATTACGATTAGTTGACCTACGGTTAGATTAACCAGGAAGAATAGATGAAAAAAAGAGTTGCCATTTTTACGAATTTTTCGTCGTACAGCGAAGCCTATTCGCTTACTCGTGTTGTATCCAACCAAATTAGAATGCTGGTAGACCACGGATACGAGCCCGTTGTAATTGTCGGGGACAACTTTCATCCCGTGTTTGACTTCGCAGACCCCAGAGTAATTATCAAGAAAATCCCCGATGTTCCAGTATCAAACGAAGTTCAAATGGATTCTACCTTCGACCAGGATGTTACCTTGCTTGAGAAGGTACTTTCAGAAGCTCTTGACGGAGTAGATGTCGTGCTCACCCACGACATTATTTATCAACCAGCTTGTGTAAAGCACTTGGTAGCCGCCAAAAGGATTGCGGCACGCAGACCAGAGCTCCGTTGGCTTCACTGGATACACTCGGCCACCTCTCCTTATACCTTACAAGAACTCCGTCCTTTATTCGTAGATGAGTACGCCAAGATAATAGGTGAGAAATTCCCTAATTCGTTCTATATTTTCTTTAATCACTACTCAATCCCCCGCATAGCCCAGAACTTCAAGATTGATGATGGCGACGTGAAAATAGTCCACCACCCGACAGATATCAAAGCATTTATGAAGATAGAGGATGATAGCTGGGATTTAATCAAAAAGTACGATATCCTCTCCGCAGACGTGATTTGTACCTACCCCATTAGACTGGACAGGGGCAAGCAGGTAGAAAAGGTAATCAAGACCATTGGAGCACTTAAACATCTGGGCAACAGTGTCAGGCTCATAATAGGCGACTTTCACTCCACAGGAGGGGATAAAGTAGAATACCGCAAGGAGTGTCAGAAGATTGCCGAGGAATGGGAATTAACTAAAAACGAGATTATCTGGCTCTCGGAGCAGAAAGCGGAGTGGGAAGTGGAAGTTCCTTACAAAAATATCAGTGATTTTGAAAGATTGTCTAATGTATTCGTAGGTGCTTCTGTAAGCGAAAGTTATTCTCTAATTACGCAAGAAGCGGGGATATCGGGAGTGGCAATGATAGTTAATAGGGATTTTCCTCCTTTCAGAGATATTTTTGGCTGGGCTCCGCACCAGATACCTTTTAGTAGCAACATAGACGCACTCACAGGACTTGATGGGAATACTGAAACCAAAGTAACTGACGAGAAGGATTTCTACTTAAATGCAGCTAAAATGCTTCAATATGAGTTAAAGAATGATAGGGCGTTGGTTCTCAAGACTTTCTTGCGTAAGGAACGCAATCTCGACTTCATTTTTAAGAATGAGCTTGAACCCCTATTTTCATACACACCAAAGGAGGAAACAACATGAATGAAGATATAGTTGTAATCGGAGGCACAGGATTTGTAGGTCGGGCAACAATGAAATCCTTAAATGCCAAATATCAGTTCTCTCTATCCGAGAGTAATATATCATTGGAAGAAGCAGCTAAGAAACAATTTATTATCTTCTGTACCCCTAGTCCAACAAATGTAAAAGGTGAACAGGAGGGTGTAGATATCATAGACGGGTATATTAAGCAGATTAAAGAGTATGGAGGACGCAATATATTTATAGTTAGGTCAACAGTTTTACCAGGAACTTGCAAGAACTTAGCTGAAAAGTATGACGTAATGGTTGCCCACAACCCAGAGTTTCTCTCAGAGGATACATGGGAAGACGATGCAATTCATCCCAAAGCCATTGTAATCGGAGCAGATGATGTTCCCACAAGAATAGCCGTAACTAATCTTTGGAAGAGTTTTAAGATTAAAAACTTCATTATTACCGACACAGTTACCTCGGAGATGATTAAATATGCTTTCAACCTGTTCTTCTTGACTAAGGTCATCTGGGCCAACCAAATGTACGATATATGTCAAATAAACGGTGCAAATTACAATACTGTAAAGGAGGCCATCTATTCACATCCATGGGGTACACATCACCATTTAAAGCCTATTCACAAAGGAGGGAGAGGTGGAGGAGGTCACTGCTTCCCTAAGGACGTTAAAGCCTTTGCCAAGTACTCTAACTTACCATTATTCAAAGTAATAGATGAAATTAACGACGGTTTATTGCAGGCTAGCAGAAAGAAATAATGCCAAAATTCAGTGTGACGACACCAGTTACGTACGACAAAGACAATGCTGACAATCTCAGAATGCCCCGTTATGAGATGTTTTTAAGGTGTGCCAATTCAGTTTTCACTCAAACATTTACAGATTGGGAATGGGTTATAGCTGATGATGTAAGCAATCCCTCGGTTGAATCGGTTTTAGAGGATATTGATAGTTGGTGGAAACCAAGGGGATTACAAGTAAAGAGTGTTCTTTTGCCCGAAAAATCGGGAAGAATTATAGCTCAAAACGCTGCAATGGCCGCTTCAACTGGAGATTGGATTTGTTGGTTGGATGCAGATGACGAGTACGCCTCTACTTACCTCCAGATGCTAGATGACGCTATTAAGATTTATCCTGATTACAAGATATTCAATTTCAATCATTTAATCTTCGGGTACGACTACAAACCCTATATCAGGGAGTTTATGGACATGGATGAACAAGGAGATAAACCTTTTGGGTCTGGACATATCGGAGCTGGTTCATTCGTATTCCACAGGTCTGTTTATGAAGAGATTGGCCCGATGCCTGAACTGGGATTGTGGGATTTTGCCGACAAAGCGTTTGAGGAGTTTCCAGAGATTAAGCAATTCTTTGAGAAGCCAGGAGAACCTGGACAATATAATTCTCTGGGGAATCCCTGGGGGCAGGACTATTACTACTGGTACAAGATGACTCGCAAATTCAAAGCTAAAAAATTAAACGCAGCACCCTATTTTGTTCATTCCCGTTGGGGTCATAGACTTCCCGATGACCCTGACTATGTGGTAGACCCAGGGAAGACACCAAGATGGGACAAGACAAACCTTTAGATATCGTTGTTACTACGTGGAATCGTGAATGGATGACCGACCTCTGTTTAAATGTTGTCGCCTTTAATACCCAAACCCCTCACAGAGTCATTTTAGTAGACAGTGGAAGTAATGGTAATTCAAGAACCAGATATGCAGCACAGGCAGATGTTTATGTGAAGTTGGATAAAAACTACGGACTAGAATATGCCAAGAATATCGGTATGCAGTTTGTAGAAAGTCCTTTATTCGTATCTATGGATAATGATATCCTCCCCTATAAATATGACCCCGACTGGTTATCACAACTCGTCGGGTTGATGGACAAATACCCTGATTATGGAGCAATTGCTTTAAGACCCCAGACATTAGTAGGAACCAGTCTTGCCATGTTTGATACCGAAGATGAAGTGGTTCCCTTCCCCCATGTGCCAGGGTATGCAAGAATTATGAGAACAGACCTCGTGAAAGAAACTGGAGCTTGGAATGATAAACGTCCACTTCGGGGACATGAAGAAATGTGGGTTGGAGAGAAGTTTGCCGAGAGAGGATTCAAAATGGGGTGGTCTCCAAAATTACACTGTTATCATCTTTGGGGACGTGACGATGAAGATATGTGGGGCTACAAAAACACTGAATCAGGACATAATCCAGTCTGGCCAATCTATCATAATGATAAAGAGGAAATTAGAAAGGGTACAGGGATAGAAATATAGGCTACGCAATGAATGCAGAAAAAGACGATTTAGCAGATGGAAGAACTAGGTTCCATAGGTTTAGATATCATCTGGCTAAAGGTTTTGTGGACGTTGGGGACAACGTACTCGATTTAGGTTGTGGCACAGGATACGGCACAGAAATTCTTTCAGAAGTAGCTCTACATGTATTGGGAGTCGATTTGGAACCTTCTAATATTGCTTGTTGTAGAGACAAGCATAGTAGAGACAACACTGACTTTATTTGTGAGGATTTGGAGAAATGGAACATCCCTAAGTGTGATGTGGCTGTTCAATTTGAGAATCTTGAACACTTATATGACCCCAAAGCGTTTGTTAAGAAGTTAAAGAAAAAGGTCAAAAAGTTCATCATAATGTCGGTTCCTTTTGGGGCAGAACATTTAATTGAGGTAAACGGAGATATCCAGGCAGACAAAGATTCAACTCATCACTCGGTATTTGATACCCCAAACAAGGTCAGAGAACTTTTCATAGACAAACACTGGCAGGAATACTGGTCAATTATAGACGGAGTTACTTTTATAGCTATATTTTATAAGATATGAGGTTTTCACGAGTTTACGAAAAAATTGAAAAAATAACCACAACTATGCCTCTTAAAGAAAAAGAGGTACTCCATGAATTTGCTTCCAAAGTTCCCGATGGCGGGATAATTGTAGATATAGGCACGGCTGCTGGAAACTCAGCCTTTATTATGGCTCTTGCCAGTAAACCATCTGTTAGAGTCTGGACGATTGACCCCATTGAGAATAAAAACTTCTTGAGTAAAAGGATGGAACTGGGACTTCTCGATAGGGTTCATTTTATAGGAGATACTTCTAATAATGCTGTTTTGGACTGGGATGAATCAATTGATTTACTTTTTATAGACGGACTTCATTCAGTAAAAGGAATGTTGGACGATATCAATAATTGGGGTAAGTTTGTTAAGAAGGGGTCGACTATCCTTCTCCACGATTATTATTGGTATGGAGAAGATGCTCAGAAAGCAATTGATTCTACAAACATTAAACTTAAATTATTAGACGTTCCGTTTGGACTTCATGATGATAAAAAGGTTGGTATGGCTATTATTGAAAAAATATGACAAAAGACGAAGCTCTTAACTGTTTGAACACCGCTAGTATGATTACACCTCTTGAAGGCGAAGTCTTTTATGAAGAGTTAATCAAATTACCTCAAAAGGGAGCAATGTTAGAAATAGGTACAGGATATGGGCATTCAGCTACCTTTTTTAGTCGAGTTAAACCAGACTGGATTGTTTTTACCGTCGACTTTTATGGAGAATATTACGAGGTCATACACGGAAAGAAAGTTGTTTTAAATGATATGTTTGATGTAGCAAAATATTTTGAAACATGGGGGGCAAGTAATATTTTACAAATAATTGGAGATAGTACCAAAATCCCTTGGAATATTCCGATAGATGCAATATTTATTGATGGTAACCATGATTATGAATTTGTTAAGAGTGATTTTGAGAGATTTAGCCCTTTTCTCAAGAAAGGCGGGGTTATTCTTTTTCATGATGCAAACTGGGATGGGGTTAAACAATTGCTGGATGAAATTGGAGCCGAAATTCCAGAAGATAAAAAAACTGTTGCAATATGGAGAAAAAAGAAATAAACATTTTCATTAACGACCAATCAGCAATCTTCCCAGAGGACGCTGAGTTCATGTACGAGACGATTTCTAAACTTCCCGATAAAGGAAACTTGCTGGAAATAGGCACGGGTTATGGTCACTCGGCAGTATTTTTCAGCCAATTAAAGCCAGAATGGACAATTTACACAGTTGATGGGTTTGGAGAATACGGGACAATTCCTCAATATTTTAGTCATGGTCAATTTGATGTAAGAGGATTTCTTCAAACGAAAGGCTATATTGAAAGCAGAGGACTTAAAAACGTAGTTCAGATTGTCGGTAATTCACAAGACATTGAATGGTCTTACCCCGTTAATGTTCTATTTATTGACGCAGACCATACCCTTGACGGAGTAAGACATGACTTTGACCATTTTATTGAATTTGCCGAGGTAGTCTTCCTCCATGACTATGATTTTCAGGGAATGGCAGGAAACGGAGTAATGGAGTTTCTCGACGAATTGAAAGAACAGGGAATCTGGAAGATTGAGACTAAATGTCATACAGCTAAAATTACAAGAAAATGAACGTACCTAAAGATATTGTTTGCTTAATACCGACTTGGATGACGGCTACTCATGCCGTTCACGCTGCTGATAGTTTAAGAAAATACTATCCCAATATCCCCATTTATTTTATGGATGACAAAGGAAAACCAGGAGATGTTTCACGGTGGAAGCAGGTCTACAACAAGGGTTGGGATAGTCTTGACCCAGATTCGCAGAAACTAATAGATTATCCAAACTCCTGTTACATTTCAAAAGAACAAACAGTAGGAGAAAGTACAGGTCATGGATTGGCGATTACCCACGCCATGCAGTTTATCCATGCGAAATGGGTAGTTCATTTAAGTACAGATTGCAGAATAAATAAAGAGGGCTTACTAGAATATGTCTTTAATGATATTGACAATACCTACTGCGGTTCAGGTGATAATTGGACACGAGAGGGAACACCAGCTTTAGCGAGTTGGTTCTTTGCCTTCAGGGGCGACCTTTATCATAAATTTAATATGAACTTTAAAGCCAACAGAGCCCTATCGCAAGATATTGGTTGTGAATATTACTCGACCCTAATAAAAAAGGGTTATAAGTTTAAGAAGAATTTAAGTATAATGAACAATTATCTGATTCACCTTGGAAGCCATAAAAATGGCCACGAGGAAGATTGGGAAAAATACTATTGATGCAAAAAATATATCACAACGAGAGGTTAATAGGGATTTTAGTAAAGAATTGGGCTAAAGGTTCCGTTCCCCAAACCGATGTTAAAAATCCGCTTCAGATATTAACCTGGAATCACAAGAAGGGTTATCATTGCGGAGCCCATTACCACGCTCCACTTATGAGAACAACAGAAGAATTGAACGAGTGTTTCGTGGTTCAAAAAGGAAAGGTTAAATTTAAGTTATTCGGGCTAAATAAAACACCTTTTAAGACAATGACTTTGAAAGCGGGAGATATTTATTTACATATATTTGGTGCACATGAGGTAGAGGTAACGGAGGACTGTATGATGTTTGAGGTTAAAAATGGCCCATTTAGAGAGGATAAAGTGTTTATATGAGACGTAAATGGGAGTTGAACGTGGAAGATTCGTCAAGATGGCAATATACCATTGGAGAAGAACCTCGAAGATATTATCTTCGCCAATCCAACTTTGCCTTAAATTATCAAACATATTTTATAGAGAACTTCGAGGATACATTTGAACGTAAAGCTAGGATATTTGAATATGGAAGTGGCTGTACTACAATTTGGTGGGCAATCAATTTTCCCGATAACGAAATCGTCTCAGTTGAGGGCAATCCCTGGTGGTACGAAACTATCACTAAGGAATTAGAAAAGGTCGGAGCTAAGAATGTAAAGTTAATCTATCACCCTGCGGACGAGAACTACACAACAGTTTTAGACCCAGACCTCTCGTATTCTAGGTCAATAGAGGAAGCTGGAGGACAATTTGATTTAATTATCAACGATGGAGCTCAACGGGAAATGGTAGGGGATTTTATTTTAAGGAATGCTGATAAGTATATTTCAAAGGGAGGATTATATCTTCGCCACGATTACGAAATGGCTGTTTTGGGAAACTGGGTAGGATTAAGAGAAGAACCTCTGCCAGAATGGTGCAGGGATAAGACGGATTTAGGATATGAGATGTTTTGTGCTACGCATCCCGATTATGTTTGTACTACAATTACAGGGAATCACATAGCTAGTATGGTAATTGAACTTGGTGGCGTTTGGAGAAAGGCTGACTTTAAATGGATTCAGAGAGGTAACGCAGAGAAAAAAAGATTAAATGAACACTAAATTAACTTACAAAGAAAGAAAAAGAATAAGTGATAAAAAATACTATCTCAAGAATAGAGAGAAAATTCGTGCCCAAGCAAAAGTATATGCATCTAAAAATAAAGAAAAAATAAAAGAATATAAAGACCAATACTATCTTGAACACAAAGAAGAGTTAATGAAAAAGGCTCTTAAGTGGTGTAAAGATAATCCAGAGAAAAGAAAAGCAATCTCTAAAAGAGATAATGACAAAAGAGCTTTCCTTAAAAGAAGGTGGACTGAGAAAAAACAATATGGAGAAAGTATTACAACCATTGGGGCTAAATGCTATCTATGCGGTATGGGTTACTCAACTGACCACAGTAGGTGTTTAGCTATACACCATATAGACGGAAACAATGGAGATTTGGGTAAACCACTAAATAATGACCCTGATAATTTAATAGTTCTTTGTGTTAGTTGTCATGCTAAAGTACACAGTAGATGGGTTTTCAAAAACGTATATGAATACAGATAAAATTGTGTGCCGTTCAGACGATTATGACCTGAGGCTAGAACCAGCCCAGTATATTGCCGTGCATGAGGAGTTTAAGAAGGCTGGCTTAATAGAAACTGCCAATATGCAGTTTACTCAATGGGGTAGACTTTGCAATGTACCCGAAGAAATTGTGAATTACATAAATGCTAATAAGGATTCATTTAGCATACAGATTCATGGCTGGGGGCATTTTGCTTACGATGAAATGGAATACGACTTTATAGTCCGAGATTTGGCCGCCTGCCAACATTTTATAAGAAAATACTTCAATACTCAGGCTACTGTTTGGTATCCACCTTGGAATAGGTTTAGCAACACAATGGAGAAAGCCGCTAACTATATGGGACTAAAGTTGGATAATGAATCTAACGATATTGCAAAGTTTATTAGAGAAGTAGAGACCGAGTTGGCTAGGGGTGGAAAGTGGTCTGGGCACTCAGTCTATTTTCATTCTTGGAAGCAAGATGAGATGATACAATTCCCGAAAATGATAGAATTACTTAAGAAACTAAATGAATCATCAATTGTATCGTGACTTCGGAAATATCAGTTTAGGACGAGCTTTTATAAATAAAGAGCTTCTCCCTCGTGTAATTCAGACGCTTCCTGATGTTGGTAAAGTTTTAAATGTAGGCGTACATAAATACTGGGACTACTCTTGTCTCTTCAATAACCCCGCCAAACTTATGGATTACGAAACAATGGACACTCATCCAGGCGGAGGAGACCAACCCGCTCCAACTCACAATAGGAGTATAGAAACCTGTGATTCTATACCAGACAACACTTATGACTGTATCGTCATGATTGGAGTTTATGAGTACCTTGACCACAAGAAAGAAGCCTTTCAACAGATTTATAGAATGCTTAAACCAGGGGGAATTGCGGTTATGTCGATAGTGGGGGAAGGATATGACCCAGCACCTAATAATCACATTAAACCAGAAAATGTTTGGAAGGACCTTTTGCCCCTTAGAGTAGATGAGGTTTATACAACTTATGAGCAAAAAGACAAACCCCCCACGGCAGTTCACGTCATTGCCAGAAAGATAATTTCGTGAGATAATACTGTAAAGAGCTGTTATGAGTAAGATTTTATTGTTCGACAGTTGGAACCTCAAATTTTCTGGTGCTATCCGAGAACACTGGGAGTCCCTTGGTCACGAAGTTAAAGTCAATCCTCAATGGGATGAAACTGGAGATATAGCCTTCTTTTATCAGGGGGATAATACCGCAATAGACGGTGTTCTTAAATGCCCAGCCCCCAAAAAGTATGTTCAGGTAGTTGACATAGAGGCGTGGTCAAATCAACCCCAGACGATTGATTGGTCTAAAGTCACAGGTGCGATATTCATGGCACAGCATATTAAGGATATGGTTCCCACCTCCTGCCCTTCAATCATTATCAAGCCAGGTATAGACTTAACTAAGTTCACCCTCAAGACTAAAGTAAATAAAGACCCGATTAGACGTATCGCTTATGTAGTTGGAGATGGACGTATCTGGGACGTTAAACGCTTCGATATTGCCCTACAGATGCTCTACGACCTTAGACAGCTACAACCACAGTATATCTGGCAACTTCATGTTAGAGGAACTTATTCTTCTCACGCTCAGTACAACGCCTACTGCAAACACCTAGAAGAAGACTTGAAACTTAAAGACTTTGTTGTTTGGTATCCAGATAGAGTAGAAGATATGAACAAATGGCTAGACGACAAACACTACTTCTTGCTTCCCAGCACGAAAGAAGCCTTCAGTTACGCCACAGCAGAGGCTATGGCTAAAGGAATTAAACCTGTAATCAACAACTGGCAGAGTGCAAAAGAGACCTGGGGACAATTTGTTAATAACTCTTATATAGAAATGCTTGAGAAGTTCACAGAGGCAGAATATACACCAGAGATTTATCGTAAATATATTGAGGATAACTATAATCAAGTAAGATATCTGAAAGACTTGGATGAGGCGATACTGGGGGTGAGACAATGATTAAGAAAAGAAAACTAATAAATAACTATATAGACAAACAAAGTAAAGTCTGTGATAGGTGTGGAAACGATATCAGCCAAGGCGGATTTATGATTCACCTACCTTTTAGAAAGAAATACGTTGTCTTGTGTAGTATTTGTCAATTTGGTTTGATATTTGCATATCACAAAGACTTTGTTAATGACCAGAAAGGTGGTGGGGACAAATAGGAATTTGGGGTGATACACCAGTACAAGAAGCACAAGTAGTTAATTCAGCCGTTAATCAAGCAGGAGAAGTTGTAGCCAGTTCTGAAGCCAGGGTAGAAGTCAAACCCGTCGAAGCCAAAGAAGGGTTCAAAGGACTTCCAGTAAGAGGAAACGGAGATAGAATCTGGCTCTTAAAAGGAGGTCACAAGTCATGGATTACAAATGCAGAAGTCTATGAGAAATTAGGATTCAAATTTGGTGACGAAAGGGAATTAGATTTTGAGACATTGCAGGTAATACCTGACGGTGAAGCAATAAGAGAATGAAACCTAGAGTTACTTACATAGTGGCTCCTATTGTGGAGGACTTTGTTAGTCGTTGGTTCTATACGATGTACAAGTATTCGGAGCCTAATTCTTTTCGTGTTATTTATATTGACCAAGTAGATGGTGGAATAAGTAGGAAGCTGTGGGACGAAATCAAGGATAAAGTTCATTTGTATATTCATCCCCCACATTATGAATTTGGCTACGCAAAAGGAATGAATGAAGGAATTATCCACGCACTCCATTGGGGCACTGATTTGATATGCCCAGCCAATGACGATATTGAGATTATAAATTCCCGATGGATGGAGGGTATAGAGCAAACATTTGCATTAGATGAAAGAATAGTGGGCGTTGTCCCAATGAGTCCAAGAATTCCAGGATGGGGATATGGCGTTAAAGATAATCCAGATATCTTACCTTACAAGGAGGAATATACAGAAGAAGACTATAATTATTTATTAGAGGGAGATTTTTCTGATAAAGACTTGCCTGAGACATTTCCTAGAAAAATAAAGGGTAATGTTATAGATGGGTCAATCTTTGTTATGCCCTATTTCAAGAGAAAGTTGTTTGAGGAGGTCGGTTTAATGGATGAACATTATTGGCCTGGTGGGGGTGAGGATGTCGATATGATGGCGAGAGCCTATCAAAAGAATTTGAGAATCGTTTCAACAACCTATTCGTGGATATGGCATCACCTGAGTCAAACAAAAAATCTGTCTATTGAAAGTAAATATTATCATCCACCGCACCACCATTATTGGAATAATGAAAAAGAGATATGGCCTGAAGGTTTTGATGTTTGGGGTTTAGATAAAGACAAAAAGAATTACCCAAGAGTGCCAGAAATTTATGTTGATATACCACAATGAAAAGAATTCTCTGTAAATTAGGGATACATAATTGGGTTCCCTATATGGAAGACCAAGATAAAATCTTCTTTAATTGGACAACTTATTTAAGATGTACCCGATGTTATAAAGCTAAGATTTACTACGGAAGAATCAAACAAACTTCAGAATGATATAATTTAGTTGGCCCTGGTTTTGCTTCGTCAACCTCAAAAATGACAAGCAGCTCTTTCCAGGGCCGTTTTTAATGTTTTACCCATATAGGCTAAAATGAGGTATGGCAAGACTTTGGTCAAGCGGATTCGAATTGAATACAACAGCAGCAGAAGTTGAGTTTACCTCATCTTCTGGTTCCCCTGTTATAGATACAACAAATCCCCGAAGCGGAACTTATTCATATAAAATTACGGGTTTAGTATCTGGTACTGCAAGGTTTTTGTCGTACACATATCTGGCTTCTGAGGCAACAAGTAATAGATATTTCAGGTTTTATTATTACGCAACGACTTTTCCTTCAGCAGAAAACAGAATCGCTTTGTGGAATGACCTTGCCTCAACAGCAACCCCTGGGGTCTATGTAACTGTTGATAATGGTGGCGTATTAAAACTTTACGATGAGGATGGCCAGATTGCGGGAACAACAACACTCTCTACAGGAACTTGGTACAGAATTGAAGTGCACATTGATACTACCCCCGCAGGTGGTTCACAGGTCGTTGAGGCTAAAGTTGACGGGGCGGCTGCTTTTGCATCATCCTCCACAAGAAACATCGTAGGAACGAACCAACCTTTTATTTGGATATTGGGAGGAAACCTTGGTGCAGAAGCTCAAACCACAGGTGTTTGGTATTTTGATGACCTTGCAATAAATGATACAACTGGTTCTTACCAAACCAGTTATCCTGGAGATGGGGCAATAGTTCATCTCTTACCTGACGGGGGTGGTGACGCAGTAGATTGGACAGGTGATTACACAACTCTCGATGATGTAACCCCCAATGACGCTGATTTTGTTAGTTCAACGACTCTTAATCAGGTTGAGGAAGTGACCCTAGAGGCAACTCCTGCTGGAATAGCTTCTGATGCGACCATTAACGTTGTTCAGGTTGGAGTTAGATGGAACTCAACGACAGCAGCCGAACCAGGAATGGTTGTAAGGTTAAAAGCGGCTTCAGCGGGAACAACAGATGAATCTGGGGAGTTGACGTCTACTTCGGCAACTACATTTATTACGAATGCCATAGCAATCCCAAGAAATCATCCCGCCATAAATAATAATTCAAATTATGAACAACCAGGAGACTCAAGTGCTTGGACAAAGGCCACACTAGATACTGCTCAAATTGGAGTAAGAATATCGACTGATGCAACAGGAACGCTACAAGTTAGTGCTTTGTGGCTTTTGGTAGATTACACACCACCACCAGCAACAACCACCTCCAGTTCCAGTAGCACCTCTTCCACAAGCTCATCAACAAGTTCAACCTCCAGTTCAACAAGCTCTACTTCTTCATCATCTTCGTCGACATCTTCGACTTCTAGTTCTTCGAGCACAAGTCATACAACCTCCAGTTCCAGTACTTCAAGTACGAGCAGTAGCACATCTTCTACGAGTAGTTCATCGAGCAGTACTTCTTCTACTTCAAGTTCAACCAGTAGTACCAGTTCCTCTTCCTCAACTAGTTCTACAAGTTCCAGTACAAGTTCTACCAGTTCGTCGAGTAGCAGCACCTCTTCAACCAGCAGTTCAACTTCAACAAGCTCAACCAGCTCCAGCAGCTCTACATCTTCCACCTCCTCCTCCACGAGTAGCACCTCTTCAAGTTCCAGTAGTACTAGTTCCACTAGTTCGAGTACGAGTAGCACCTCTAGTTCGAGTTCCACCAGTTCTACAAGTAGCAGTACTTCTTCCACAAGTTCTTCCACTTCCAGCACTTCTTCCAGTAGTTCAACCTCTCACACCACGTCTTCCTCAAGTACATCTTCAACAAGTAGCAGTACGTCATCGACATCGTCCAGTTCTTCGACTAGCAGCACAAGCTCAAGCACAAGTTCGACCTCTTCCTCTACCAGCTCAACCAGCTCTTCTTCATCTACATCTTCCACAAGTAGTTCAACCTCATCTACGTCCAGTAGTAGTTCCAGCACCTCATCAACTTCCTCAAGCACGAGTTCTACATCCTCCAGCACCAGTAGTACGAGTTCTTCCAGCTCAACATCAAGTACCTCATCGTCAAGCAGTTCTACTTCGTCTACAAGTAGTAGTACCTCCTCAACGAGTTCATCTAGTTCCACATCCTCTACCAGTTCGTCCAGTTCAACGTCAACCACAACAACTTTAACAGGAACAACCAGCACATCCTCCTCTTCCACATCTAGTACTAGCTCATCTACGTCGTCTACAAGTTCTTCCTCAAGCACAAGTTCGACATCTTCCAGCTCCTCAACGAGTTCAACGAGCAGCAGTTCAAGCACCTCCTCAACCTCAAGTTCTACCAGTTCCACTTCGTCTAGTTCGTCTACTAGCTCAACGTCAAGTAGTACTTCGTCAACATCCTCATCTACCTCGTCTACCAGCTCCAGCTCTTCTACGAGTAGCACATCCTCATCATCCTCGACTTCTCACACGACAAGTTCCAGTTCTACGAGTTCATCTAGTTCCAGCACTTCTTCTACTAGCTCGTCCACAAGTTCAACTTCATCCTCGACAAGTTCAACAAGTACGTCATCTACCAGCACCTCTAGTAACACCACCACATCTACTTCCATGTCATCCTCTACAAGTCAAACAGTACCTCTGGAATTTGATATAAATGATAGAGAAGCACTGACATTTGATATTAGAAAGAGAACATGATTGTAAAAAAATCTAAGATACACGGAAAAGGAGTCTTTGCAGACAAATATTACAGCCATTATGCAGAGATATTAAAGTTTGCAGGAAACCCCCCTGATGTTATCTATTTTAATCACTCCTGTAACCCCAATTCGTTTATAGTTCAACCTGACGAGGGAGATATGCAGACTCACACCCTATACTCAAAAGGAATTAAAAAAGGGCAAGAAATAACAATTGATTACCGAATAGGCAAACTCTACAAGGATTTATGGGAGAAAACTATATCTGATAAGTGTAATTGCCCAATCCATAAGAAAGCCCGTGTAATTGAGAGATTTACCGACAGACTACACAGGATATTAAGTCCTTTTATTAGTGAAGAGTTCTTACTTAAATATAAACCCGTGCATCTTTGCTGGTGGTTCGAGAAGTATGAACTTCCCATTCCTAAATATTTTATCGGTTTAACAACGACTTCTACGTCAACCAGTTCCACAAGTTCGTCATCTTCATCATCCACCAGCTCCACCAGCTCGTCTACTTCGAGTACATCTTCCAGTTTGAGTACAAGTTCAACATCTACTTCAAGCACATCCACTTCTTCAACTAGTTCATCTACCTCAAGCACGTCCTCGTCTAGCTCAACCAGTCATACAACAAGCTCATCATCATCTTCTACGAGCTCTACTTCTAGTTCTTCTTCAACCTCATCAACAAGTTCCTCAACGTCCTCGACAAGTTCTAGTACTAGTACCAGTTATACAACAAGCTCCATGTCAACGAGCAGTACCTCTTCGTCAAGTTCCACGTCTTCCACAAGTTCGTCTACATCAAGTACATCAACCTCTAGTACATCTTCTTCTTCTACTTCAACTATCTGGGAAGAACCTGAAGGACTAGATTTGGCAGATAATATGATAATAATAATTGATAGAAGGGATGAGGAATAGATGGCAAGTTATTTAATCGCATCAGACGCAGGAGATGGCTATTACAACGCAGGAGATACCCCAAATTGGCATCAAACTGGAGATGGAGGGCATAATGACTATGTAGTTGGAGGAAGAATAGGTCTTGTTTTTGAATCTATCCCCATTCCTTATAAAGCACACATAGTATCAGCAACAATAGATTTATATGGTTTTGGTGCAAGTCCAGGTACGGCTACGATAAAAATGATTATAACTGGATTTGCACAAGATAATGCTGCCGTCTTTTTATCTGATGGCTCAAATGAACCAGGTACGAGAACTGCAACCTCAGCTTCGGTGGCATGGGAACAGGTTTTCCCCTTCTCATTTGCGAGAAGGTCAAGCCCCGATATAAGTACAATATTACAAGAGATTGTTAATCGTTCAGGTTGGGCTACGGGGCAGAATATTGGATTTAAAATAGCAGACAATGGAACATCTAGCGGAAACATGGCTTCAGTTGATTATTCAGGAAGTGCAGTAGATTGTGCACAATTAACAGTAACCTATGACTTAACGACCACATCTAGTAGTTCTTCTTCCTCGTCGAGTACCTCAAGTACAAGTTCTTCAACATCCTCCACAAGCAGTTCAACCTCCCATACTACGTCTAGTTCCTCCACCTCTACCACACACTCTACAAGTTCATCTAGTACTTCTTCCACCAGCAGCTCAACTAGTTCATCATCATCAAGCACGTCTAGTACAAGCACTTCCAGTTCCTCCAGTTCCACAAGTTCAACTTCAACGAGTTCAACTTCGTCTAGCTCTTCTTCTTCAACCATTATGTTCAAAGGAGTACTGGATTTAATTAACGAAGCTCATCCTGAGTATAGTGAAGTGAACTATTTCTGATTTGATAGATTTATGGTTAGAAGTTATTATTAAGTATATGAAAGGAGTAAACCAAAATTAGCAATTTTCCTACAACTCTGCCTAGCTTTTCCAACCCAACGGGGAGTAATTATCTTAATTCCCCTCCGCATTCTACTCAACATTCAAATGAGAACGATGAAATAGTAGCCTTAGCCACTAAAGTTGGGGTTAATTCTTCTGCTGTTACAACGACACACGATTATAAGCTATCGGGGGTTACAGGTACGGGTAAGTCAGTTTCTAACCTAGGCAATGAAACTATAGCTGGAAATAAAACCTTTTCAGGGGCCACTGCTTTTACAGGTAAAGCAACAGTTGCTCAAACAGTTCAAACCGTAACCTCCTATTCTCCATCAGCAGCAGGGACTGCCACCCTTGACCTATCACTTGGAAATGTATTTTTAATAAATATGCCAGCAGGAAATATAACTATTGCTATTTCTAATGCCACTGCAGGTCAATTTTTTGTTGTAGAAATCTTACAAGATTCAGTCGGAAGTAGAACTGTAACATGGTTTAGTACTATCAAATGGACAGATGGAAACACCACCCCCACTTTGACAACGACAGCTAGTAAGAAAGACACTTTTGCTTTCAGGGTTACTGGAGTTGGAACTTATGATGGATATATTGCAGGACAAAACATATGATACAGTATGATACCTCTATCTCTGGCGGAAACGTAAATCCAGGTACTTCATTGACCTGGTCTCATACTTGTAGCGGTACGAATCGTCTTCTAATAGTTTGGGGCAGAAGTGGTAGCGGAGACGGAGACAAAACCACTGGGGCTACTTATAACGGGGTTGCAATGACTAAGATATCTCAAACAGTTACATCTCCTCCTACAGGTTCTACAACTCTTGTAGGTTTTTATTTAATCAATCCAGCTTCAGGTGCACATAATGTGGTTGTTTCATTAAGTTCCGCTTATTTTGAGGCGGTGAGTATTTCTTATAAGGGAGTTCGCCAAACAGGCTTCCCAGATTCAATAAATACAAATACTGTACACAGTGGTACTTCTTTATCGGTCACAACGACTACAATTAAAAATAATTGTTGGACAACCATGGGTCTGGTAGGGGGAAGCAGCACGGCTGCTGGGTCCAATACTACATTAAGAATCAACAACAACAATGTCGCAGCACTTGATAGAAATGCAGCAATTACTCCTCCAGGCTCAACAAACTTAAATGCAACTTTCAGTGTGGGAGATGTGGGAGGAATCATAGTTTCTTTTGCACCGAATATTTTTAATGCCAGCATACTTAGTTTTTTAACATGAAGACCTTTACCTGTGATTCATGCGGAGATGTTTTTCCTAATGCCCTAGATGAAATATTCTATAAGGATGAGCATGGGATTGGACATGTATTTGACCTCTGTGCCCCATGCAGGAAAAAGATTAAAGACAAACAGGAAAAATCTAATAAAGATGTATTGGGTAAATTAGTAAAGGAGGATAACTAAATAGTTGTATCAATAAGAAATCCGAACCTGTCGGATAACATAAGTACAAATATTTCCCAAGATTATTCTTCGGGAACTACACTTAATGTCGATTCTTCGACCTCTTTTGTCAATGGTAATTATATTCTGGTAGGAGAACCTGGACTTGAGAAAAGTGAAATAAGTCACTTAACTGCAAGTCCTGGAAATGCAACAACATTAACTATTGCCTCACTCAATTATTCTCACGCTAAAGGAACTCCTGTAACTTTTTTGAGATGGGATAAATATGAATTAAGCTACGCCACAACCTCAACGGGAAGCTGGACTGTCTACGGGTCGATGCCAGCCGACCTCCATTATGACGCAATTAACACAGAGTATAGAGATACGGCCGCCACGAGTACCTATCAATGGAAGTACAGATACTACTCAACAGAAAACGCAGCTTATTCGGACTATTCCGATACGATTACTGCTTCAGGATGGGCTAAAAACTCAGTGGGTTATATGATTCGTCAGGTCAGAAAAACCATAAATGACCCTGAAAGTAAGACCGTTTCCGATACCGAGATAATCAGATACTTCAATGAAGCACAAGACAAGATTTATACCCTATATGATAGATGGTGGTTCCTATTCAAAACAGGTACAACGATTGATACTGTGGCCTCTCAATCAACCTACAATCTTCCTTCGGACTTTGGAAGAATGAGTACTGTTAAATATAGATTTGTGAGTGGTTCAACAGATTCAAATTACAATCTTAAATACTTACCAGGAATAGAGTTTGATTACGAAAGTAGAGACAATACTGCCTCAGATGATGACAAATTAGAGTTTTATACAATTGACCCAGGAGATTCGACCAATACTACTGGATACTTAAAAGTCTGGCCCAAACCCGAAACAGCAGGACTTGATTTAATTCCCAAGTATTACACGATAATTACTGATTTAGATAGCTATGGAGACCTCACTCAAGTACCCATTCCTTCGATGTTGGAAGATTACGCTTTAGCTCAAATATTCCAGATACGAAAAGAAGAAACCAATGCTGATAGATACGACAGGATATTTAGAGAACAAGTCGAACTCTTAAAGATGATGCAGAAGAAACAAGTGGGCTCATTAAGAAACCTGTGGAGATACAAAGGGCCAGATGCTGATGCAAGATTATTTGGTGGAAGTCAAAGCCTTTCGAGAAATTCTGAGACGGACTGGTGATATGTATGAAACAAAATTATGAGCGAAAATTATTTACACCGATTTTTTCCAGACTTTTCTGGGGGAATGCAGCAGGCTGTAGGGAGAATACTGGCTTCAGACAACGAATATCCCCTTTTAATTAACGGAGACCTAGAGAGGGTGGGCCCAGTATTTAAAACCCGTGGCTACACTCAAAGAGGAAGTGATGTAAATACAGGCTACACAATTCTAGGTGCTGCATCAGGGTACAAATCAGATGGAACGATGAAACAGTTGGTTGTGGCGGACGATGCCGCCAGCTCTGATGTCTATACTTACAATTCAGCAACAGACAGTTGGACTCCCCACATTCTCTCTTTAACTTCGGGAGCTAAAGCACAATTTGAATATTTCCTGGATGGGATATTTATGGTGAATTTTGATGACGTTACCAGATTTAACAACTATACAGCCTGGTCTACCGCAACCAATGTTACTTCGGCTCCCAAAGCTAAGTTCATTAAACTATATAATTCCCGCATTTACACCGCATATGTTGTAGATGGGGCTACAACCTATCCCTCAAGAGTAATTTATTCTGACTTGCCTGATGATACAACACACCTTATAAGCTGGAATAATGCGGAGAACTGGTTTGACGTAGATAGTGACGACCGAGATGTGATTAAAGGCTTATCTGTGAATTCAAACACTCTTCTAGTCTTCAAAGAGAATGCTTTGTACCGCTATAACACCAATACCCTCTATAAAGTGCCAGGGGCCCCTGGTACGGTAAGTCAGAGGTCGGTTAAAGAACTACTTGGGTTTACGATTTATCTGCATTCATCAGGACTTTATATGTATGACGGTTCAACGAGTAAACTTATCTCCCGAAAGATTAAAGACATTATTGAAGGAATTTCTACCAAGAATTTAACAGATGCTTGTGCTTACACTAAAAATGACCATTATTATTGTTATGTAGGTGATATAAACAATACCCGTGCCAATATTCAGATAAATAAATGTTTGATTGATTTTGATATAGCTAAAAACGCTTTGACAGTCAGAAGCCTTACAGTTGAGCCCACAGTATTCTTTACCTTCCGAGATGACAGGTCTGCCATTGGCTATAACGATGCTACGATTACCTACAACTCCGCAGACACAACTTATAACGGTATTCTTTCCTCTGAAGAAAGAGTCTTTTTTGGAACAACTGATGGAGTAGTGTTTCAGCAAGATAGTGGCAATTCATTTGATGGGACCGATATTGCCTTTACGTTAGAGACTAAAGATTATTACCTTGACTATCCAGCCGTCTTTAAACTGTTTCAGAAGGTTCATGTCTTTGTGGACGGGGTACGGGCTATTACCGTTCAATATAAACTGGATGACGGGGACTGGCAGACATTAGGTAAAGTTAAAAATACACAGAGTGAGTTAATCTTCCCAGCGGGACAAAGGGGTAAGAGAATTAAGTTTAGAATTATAGAAAGCTCTTCGGGAGACAGATTTTCATTCGAGGGATTAGATATTTATTTTAGCCCTGATTCTCTTAACTAAATTGAAAGATAACACACAAGAAGATAGAATTAAAGATAGCACAGACTGGAAGCAAGGAGGTTTCGACCCCTTTGTAAGTAGAACGCCTGAAGCAGCCAATAAACAGGCGGACTTTATTCCAGGTGCACAATTTGAAGTATTATTAGATGATATGCTCTTCAATAGGATGATTAAGTTGAAAGACTTGCGGGTTAAACCTCAAGGAAACGACTTAGGTAAAATCTATTGGGACGGAGACAATCAAAAGGTTAAGTTGTGGGTTGGAGACGGACAATGGGCTGATGTTTTGTGGAGTAGCACGAGTACTAGTTCGACGAGTTCTAGTACGAGTAGTACGTCAACCAGTTCCACCAGCACATCAACTAGTACAACGTAAAAATGGCATTATCACAACAAGATTCACTTAATAAATATGGAACGGTAGCCTATACTGGCTGGGGTGAAGTGGAAGCACAAGCGGATTGGAACTCCAAACACTCTAGCTCAACAAACACCCCAACGGGTGGGGCAGACAGTATCCTTCAACAGGCAGTCAATTCATTTCTTCCCCTCGTTCAGAAGGTGGCTCCTTATGAATCCGCTAATCCTTTTTCTTTCGATGAAGCTCTAGCTAGACAGGCCTCAACTGCTGAATACGCTCCTTATTACAAGGAACTTTTAACAGACTATACGAGCAATGTTGAGAGGACCAAGTCAAGAAGTGCTGAAGATTTAAAAACTACACTTGAACAATTAAATGCAGGAAAAGAGTATTACACTGGAGTCCAAAGACGGGCACTTGATACAGCAGTTAGAAATACTAATGAAGGCTATGCGGGTCGAGGGCTTTTCTTTTCAGGAGTCCGTGGACGGGATGTTAAAGAACTTCAAACCGAAAATCAAGCACAGGTTGGGAATTATTTAAGTAATTATGGTTACAACACAGCTCAAGCTAAAACTAGTGAGCAAAGAACTGGTGAGAATCTTGACACCGCACTTTCGCAATATACAAGAGACCAAAACAGAGCAGAAAAAGCTGCAATCGAAGGAGGGGTTTTACAGAGAAAAGGCGAGGCTCTTAATGAATATGGAATCAAAGAAAAAAATTATTATGATGCCGCATTTGGGACTTATGCTTGATATAATTAAAATATGATTGACCAATACACCAATAATCCAGAACTTACAGCAGCAGGAACAGCTGCAGATACCGCAACCCAGACAGCCACCCAATATCAAACAGCTGCGTCCATGCTCCCAGCGGCACTTAAAGATGCGATTAACCAAAAACTTGATTACAACAAAGACCTGATTAACGAAAAAAATACGAGCATGGTGAATTATTTTAATGCTCCTTCTGCCGCTAGGGTACAATATCAGGATATTTTCAATCCCTTCCAAAGAGAAGCCCTAGTACAACAGGCGACAAATCAGGCCTATCTTCCTTACCAGAATAATGTAGACATATTAGGCCAAAGACTAGGTTCAATTCAAGATATAATCAGTAGGGCAACTGGAGCTTTTGGGGCCAATGTTACCTCGGCTCAAGGAGCGGCACAACTAGCCGCAGATAAATATGCAAGATTATTTGGACTGGCAGGAGCTAAGAGCGATGTTGCTTATAAACAAGCACAACTTGCTAAGTCTGGGTCTGGTGATTCTGGATTGGGCTCCTTGGCTGATATCCTAGCCATTCTTGGCGGCGGAGGAGGCGGAGAATCAAATAGTCAGCCATCAGAACCGCAACCAATTAACCCTCCTCCTAATGACCCCCAGTATGTAAATACTAATTGGAGGTCTCCAGAAGGACAATGGGAATGGAACAAACAATATCAATCATGGGTCCCGTCAGGAGCAGATGTAATCGAATAAAATGGCAACTTGGTCGGTATCACAAAATAAATTCATAGATACTCCCGAAAGCGGGGGAGCTGCTAGTGGAACGGGAGATAATTCAGACCTTCTCCAAAGGGCACTGCTAATGAAAGCTCTCACTGACCCTAAACATGCTTCTTGGTACAGTAGTATTTCGGGACTCATTCCTAAACCAACTGCCGATGAGCTTAAACAAAAAAAGAATGAGGGAACTCTTGACCAACGACTTTCAGTTCTGGAATCCATGTGGTTTCCTAATGAAGATAAACTTGCCCTGCCAGCACAAACAAATGCACTGGGTAGAGTAATACATAAATACGGCACGAAGTTTGAAGCGAGCAGTGAATATGAAAACTTTAGTAGATATGCAAGGACACTTGGAGCAACACTTGCAAAAGCTGCGGGCGATTCAGGGAATATTGCCATGGCTGAACAGGCTGCACAACTTCAAGCACTTGCTGATGCTGATTTGACTCCTCAAGAGGCAGAACTAGCATTTAAGAATATCCGTGAAGGACTTGGTATTCCAAAAACCGACAATTATTATAATGGCTTGAGAAAGAAAAATCCTTCATCATTAAGCGATGTAATGTCTAAATATCCAGCTGATGCACCAGTCACACCAATCGACCACAGAAATTTACTTCAAAGGGTATTGAATACTGGTAAAGAAAAGGTTGATGTACCCCTTCCTAATTTACCTTACGGAGCTGCGGGTATGACAGTGGGTGGGGGGTTTGGTAAAAATCCAATCGTAGGTGGAGCGATAGCGGGAGTAGGAAATTGGCTTGACCAACTCAAAAGCGGTGGCATTCCCCTTACAAGAGAAGCTGCTAATAAATATAGTGGTCCTGCTGCTGGAGTTGCAACTCTTAAAGGAGCGGGACTAAATGCAATTCTTCATCCTATTAGAACCTTAGGAGCAGCAAGGGATGCTTTCTTAACTAGAGCTATAAACATGGGGGGAAAGTTACCTTCAAGTAGTATCATCCCTGAAGCTGGGGTGAAATACGCTTCTGGAGGAGTTGGTAATGCTGGTCCTCAAGATATACCTACAGCTAGGACACTGGCGGGGCAAGATATACAAACTTTTGGAGGAGCAAATGCTAGACCCTTATCTCTTGGCGATTTATTGACAGAAATTTCCAGTAGGGGTAGGGCAGCTTTCGGTCCAACTCAGGATTTACTCGGGAAAAGTTCAGCCTCGTATAATGCAGCTACAAGAAGTGCTCTTACCGATGTTATATCTAGAATATCTCCTGCGGCTGGAGGATTAGAAAAAGGTTTGGGTAAAGTATATCAAGCTAAATCAGCACTTGGTGGCATTATTGGAAGACTTTGGCCTTGGGCTGCAATCACTGGAGCTGGTGCTGTTGGACTTTCAAGATATAAGAAGTAACTAGATGTAGGGATTGTGTTCGTCGTTATCAAAAGCAGCTATTCCGATTAAGAAAACAAAAAGTATTAGTCCAGCCAAAATAGGATTTATTCCGAATATTTCTCCAACAATAGCAGGTACACCAAAAATTAGTAAAACCAAGATTAGGCCAAATATAATTCCCATAACTCTTTACAGAATTATACCAAAATAATAATCTCAAGTCAATAACTTGAGACATTTTCTGCACTACGAGATAATAAATGTATGCAAGAGGAGCAATCAGTAGCACCAACGACAACAACCCAAGAAGATTTAGTTACAGCTGGTCAAAGAAGAGTAAATCTTATATGGGAAGGTACGCAATCAGCTATAGCAGTAATTATTACGGGAGCGGTTATATATAGTTCAGTCACCAAAGTTTTGAGTCAGGAGCTAACTAATGCTTTCTTCTTAATAATAGGATTTTACTTTAGTCGTACAAACCATAGTGCGATAGGCGGAACTGGTGATAAACCAGTACAGAAATACGAGGGAAGATGAAACCAAAACCTAAAAATAGATTCATCATCCTTTATGCTATTCTTACTCAAGGAATAACCTCTTTGTTTGTCCTAGCCTCTCAAGAACCTCTACGGGTAGCTAACTTAGGTTTTTTCTACCAAACATTCTCGGATTTTAAATTTGGAGCGGTACTTATGCTGATAGCAACTTTACTAGCCCTAGCTGGATTCTTCGCAAAAGGAGATGGTTTTCGTTTTCTTCTTTTCCTTCCTCAACTAGGATTCCTACTTCTAACCTCTAGTTCAGCTATATATCACATATCACAAGGCCACTATGCGGATGGAGTGATGAAGTCGTGGCAATTTATATTCGTAGACCAGATGCCCGCAATAGTTGCAACCCTTTTGTACACATTTGCGATATTCGATTTTGAAAAGGAGGAACATGACCGTACCTGATGAATTAAAAAAGCCTAGTATGGAACTCATTCTTTACCGAATGGGAGAGATGAGTGGAAAAATAGATGGGGTTGGAGTAAAATTAGATAACTACCAAAAAGAGACAAACGACAAGATAAGCAAAATAAATACAGACTTAGCAGTGGCAACGGCCATGGCCAAAAGAGATGAAGAGGAGAGTGATAGGAAGGAGAAACCGAGGTGGGACAATGAGAAAATCGTAATGGCGGCCCTCGGTCTTGTATCTACCTCACTTCTTATTATACAAAATTTAATAAAATGAAGAAGAACATCTATAAAATAATCATTTTAATAATAATCATTCTTCTAGCGATATTCTTCTTTAATTTAAAAAAGGGAGTTGATGATTCTAATATAAAACTGAACATTTTAATTGATAAATCAAATGGTTTTGAATTAAATGAATGAAAAAAATAGCTGTGGTAATATTACTTATAATCCTTATGCTTTTGATATGGCACACGTCTGAAATTAAAAGATTAACTCAACTCGAACAGAAAATAGACAGAGTAATCACAATTTTAGAAGAATGGAAATTAAATGAGTAAAAGAACACTTGTAAATAAAAGAACTGGAAGGAAAATTACTCTGGTTAGAAAAACACCTGTAAAGAGAAGAAAATATCCTAAATACGCATGAGATTTGGACCTGTTGCACCAACTAAAGATTCTTTCGACAACGATTGGTATATCGCTCAAGGCTTTGGGGCAGTTACCACTTATGGTAGACATGAAGGACTGGACTTAAACCTTAAAACAGGCGGGGATACAGACTTGGGTCAGTCTTTGTATGCTATAGCAAATGGGGATGTAGTTTACTATCACTATGGTTCACACCCCACAACAGGTTTTGGGAGACATCTCGTAATCAAAATTAACGGCCCTTGGGGTGTGAGATGGTGTATGTATGCACATGCAGGCGAGAATGCCTTTCTTAATAGCTCACAGGCGGTTACAGAAGGCCAAAAGGTGGCGGAGTTAGGAAAAAGCGGCAATTCTCCTTCAGCCCATTTACACTTTTCTATTTGGAAAGTAGACCCCGCCACAAATGGTGGAATAGACTCTATTGCTCATAATGATACAGAGTTAAACGCTAAGTGGGAAAATCCTGTCACTTTCTTAGAGACTTGGACACAAGCACCTGTTCCCGCACCAACCCCTCCAGTTTCAGACCAATCGAAATATGACTTTGGTGATGGGTTTGGTATAATGGAGTTGCAAGCGGCGAGGTCCGTTATGCAAGCACAGAGGGTGGATTTGAGTAACAAAAATAATGAAATTAACGCTCTGAAAGCACGTATCCAGAATGCTAAGGTGGCATTGGGCTGATTGCCAACCAGTTTAAAAGTTGGCAAATATGACGAAAGGTGAAACACGCAGACTTGAAGCAAAAATCAAAGAATTTGATGAGATTGCACGCCCATCAGACCTTTGGCTTGCCAGAAAAAAGAGAGGTTTTAGAAAAACTATGAAATATATATTCAATTGGTATTTTTTTTACAAAGGTAAGGATAGGGCTGAACACATAATAATGGTTTTTATAATTGATTTGATTATTCTTAGGATATTTGGTGTTATTTAGGTCGGAGGACGGGGCCCAGGTAGATAATTATGGAAAAAGTAGAAATCAAAGCTGTTAAGTCGGAAAGATTCGTTCTGACCAAACAAGATGTTGAAAAGTGGCTCTTAAATGCCCGACAATTCTTAGCCCCTCTAGGACTTATTTACTTTGGTGCGGTAATAGCAGGTGTGGGAAAAGATGGGTTTCAACCTACAGATTTTATAGTTGATGGGATGGTGACTGGAGCCATGATTCTTTACATACTCAACGCTTTTTATGACTTATTTTCAAAATGGAGTGATGAGGCTAAATATGTAAAGGTATGAAATTCATACCGAAGAATCAATCCGAATTTATGGTATCTAGGATACTCCTAGCATACTTGTCCATATTCTTACAACTAGTCACTATAGTTTTAGTCTTAATTAAGTAACTATCCTTCAAAAATCCAATGACCACTTCCTCCAGGTCCCATTGCCTTAGCTATTTCTTTTAACTGAACTTCAGTGAATACCCTGTCTCCAGCTAAATTGCGAGGAGGCGAGAATATTCCCTGTTGTTCCCAGTTGTATAAAGTCATGCGAGTAACTCCTAAGAGTCTACAAAGGTCTGGTGTCTTGTATTTATATGGATTTTCTAACTTCATTTTCATTTTTATGTATATTCTTGTGTGAACTCACTTCCTTTTTTAACTATTTTGTAATGTCCACGGCAAATTTCTAAACTACTCGTGTCTTTAAGCCTCCACCTACCACACTCTTCACACCTATACACTTCAGGTGGGTCATCATTTAAATCAGGTTGACCGATACTAGGATAGGCTTCGTTGATTGCTTTTCGTAAACTTTCTACACTCAGCTCATCATTATCAGCCTTCTCTAGCCAAACCTCAGGTCTTTCAATCTTCTCAGCGCTTACGGCTTCGAAATGACTCCAGCTCAGTTTCTTGTACTTACTTCTAAGTTCTAATGGGAATCTTTTAGCAACAGTTCGGTTATTCATCAGACTCTTTTTAGGTACACTAATCCCGTAAGCAAACTTGCCTATTGAATCCTCACCATAATCTTTTGCAACTTCAAGTGCTAGGTCTCCGAGTTTCCAGTTCGAATCATCCTTAGCCTCTCTAGCGGCCATACCTTCTGTCAAAAACTCTTCCCATGACTTAATTTTGTGTTCTTCTTCTTTCATAATTTAATTAGACGGAGGCGGGTAGTTGTTGAGTTGTTAAGACTCAGCTTCCGCCTAACTCAACCAGCAACTGGGAACCATCGCTCCATAACAGTGACTGAGCCATTGTTTAATATCTTCTCTCGAGGAATCAACCAACCCTTATTAGTCTTACCGTCGGTGAAAACTTGACCCATGTTGATGCTTTTTTTAATTTCCATTGAGTTAATGATGTCTTTTAAAACATGAATGTCCATTAAACATACATACTCCCAATCAACTAAAGCGAAAATGTTAGCCTTAGTTCCTGCGTACCCTGAAGGCCTTCCATCGTGTGTTTCATATTCAAGTGCATAGTTACCAGTCTGATGAGCCATACGGTCTTCCTTAACCTCTATGGAGCCTTTGGGGCCAATAATGTCGCAGTCGGCATTATAGCCTTCGGTAAGTTTAGCTTGAGGGTCTGTTTGTCTGTACCAAAGCAGTATTTCCCGTTCAACTTCTCTTGCTCTTTTTATCTTATCTTCCCATTCCGTGTTTTGCATCGTATGCTTCTTTCCTGATTTGGTTTATCTTTCTCATACAGAGGGCGTGTATTTCTTCTGTTGAGTAATAGTCGGCTGCTAGACTTAATACTCTGAAATTACCCTCCATCTTTCTCATCCAATTGATGCTCTTTTTACCTTCTAATCGTTCCTCGTAGCTTCCTATTCCGTTAAAATAACATTCTATATCTCTGAACGCTTCCAAGAAGACGTTTAAAGCGAGCAAACTATAAGGGTCTGCTACTTTAATAAAACTCTTGGAATATCTGGGCATAGATATTGTTTACGCCATTATATATCAAACACCCTATTTTGAAAAGGGATAACTTTTTTCATTTACCTACAAGTTCTTTTTCCGAACCACATTCCCAAGTGGATTAGTAGCCTTATACAATACTCTTTGATGTAATATACTTTTACATCTGCCACAGAGTTCGTCATGAAACTTTCCCTCCTTGTGGCATCTAATACACCTTTTAACTTTCATTTTCTTTTCCTAAGAACTGTATCCACTCAGGGTTTATAGTCATCTGCTAGAGTCTTGATTTTTGTATTTACACGAATATATTCCATTGGGAGTCTCACACTTTGAGACCGTTTAATAAGTCTTTCTTCAGCCTTCCTTCCAGCCCTATACCCCTTTTGATAAAAATACTCTTTTACCTTAAATATAATCCGTACAGTATCACTCCATGTACTTTCTCCTTTATGTAAAATCGGCTGAAACGTACCTTCAAGTTCAAGCCATAAATCTTCGCTTAGTTTCATTTTTCTCATTCTCATCATTTTCTTTGGTCCTCTTTCTGTTCTAACCCTGTCATTTCATGTTTGTGCCATTCCTCTTGACCTTCTTTATATGCTTTATCCAACTCTACCAGAAACTTCTTAAACCTTGGTGTCTTGAATACCTTGTTTAAATATTTTAATGTGTAAGGGTTATTCATTTTCTTTGGTTTAATATTTCTCTCAACTTATCTATTTTTTCTCCGTATAATACAATTTCGTGCCATTTAGGCCTTCCTCGCACCCTATCGGCTATGGCTATATAAAGAAACCCATCTTCGTCCATTTCAAAAGATACCCGTTCACAAAAACATTCACACTCCATCTCTATCTTTTTTGTTGTCAACATATAGCCTTTATAAATTTATCTATCCCCCTAAAACTTACATGTTCCGTTTTGCAACGAGTACAACCCAGACATTCATAACGAACTTCCTCTATACAATCTTCTTTCCCACAATCTTCGCAATATGCTTTTCCAAGAGATATAACTTTATTTTCCTTCTTCCTTTTTGAGTGTGTCATATAAGTTTTTTAAGTTTGTTTGGAATTTTCATAAAATATTCTTTTGCTGGCTTTGAGAGTTCGGGATAGAATCTAAAAAACTCTTTGTAAACATGTAATATTAGTCTCACTTCAGATTTATTAAATCTAGGTCTTATTGTTTTTATCATTTTTCATAATCTCCTCAATTAGATAATCTTTGGATTCTTGTAATTTATTCCGTGCATACCTGAATCCTTGAAGAAAGAGACTACTTGCTTTACGCCCATATCTAATTTGTATGAAACGTCCCGTCTTTTCCGCTTCATCAACCCTACCGACCGAAAGTCTTAATGCGTCCTTAATTTCTATTTTCTTATTGTAATTTATCTTTTTTTTCTTCATTCTTCTATTTAGTCATGGGTTAGCCTTACTTATAATTTCTTCCAATTCTCTATTAGACATTCGTCTTATTCTCCTATCTTCATCGCTAATACGGTGAATGGCTCGTCTAAACAATTCGTCTTTCGCAATTAGAGTCTCACTCGTATTTATTTTATTTTTGTTATTCATTTTTGTGAGTTCAAAAAACTTATTACTAAATCAAGAGCTTCATTAAATGCTTTAGCTTCTTTATAGGTCTCATATTTTCCTCCATCTTCCTTATTTATTTCGTCTATATGAGAAGCCCACGCTTCCTCTTCTAAATTTTTCCTCTCTTTAGCTAATAATTTGTGGATGAAGGATTTTGTTTTATTAACCATGACCACATCAAATCCAGTTATTAAGATTTCTTTACCTTTGTCATCCATTCTGTTCTTGCGATTTTGATTGTGGGGATAAACAACTTCCTTCATAAATATCCCCTCCCATTTTTCAGGTTTTGTATTAGACATGTTTATTGGTTATTAAATTTAAGAGAACTTCTCATCTCAATAGCGTCAAGTTCAATCAATTTTCTAAGTTCAGTTTTAAATCTAGATTTACAGGTACAGTAGACATGTCCATGCGGACAAAGTTCTAATTTCAAGTCAATATATCTTTTTTTCATTCATCTCCTTCTAAAAGGGTTACAACCTGTTCTTTGCAAGCCTCCCAATCGTGCCAAGCATCGGGGTTATATTCCTTTTTACTTCCAGGCTCTAAACTATGTAGGTATGGATTATCTAAATTCCAAACCTTTTTAATTATCTCCTCTTTCTGCTCCCTTAATGAGTCTTGGAGGTTTAAGGATATAAATTCTTCTATTTCGGTTATTAAGTTACGGTTCGGAATCATGGGTAATAACGGTAACAAAGACATCAAAAACTTCTTCTCAAACTCCTCTTTCAATTCCTTTAAACTAGATGGTTTCATTTTAGTTTGTCTATTGCGTCAAGAACATCAATTAAAGCTCTTTGATAACCTTCGTTTTTGTAGCTCGCTCTAATCATTTCTTGAATGTGGACACTAGCGGACTGCATAGCAACTAGTTCATCCGACTGGTCGCCCTCAACCTCATCTATTGGAATAAAAATCCTTTGCCTCATAGCAATAACTTCTTTTCTCAATTTTCTTAATATCTCTATCTCTCTTTTATCTACTGGTTGGTTCATAAACCTAAATGCCTTTCTAGTTTTTTGGCACAAACATTACAAAACTGTGGATACCAGCCATCTCCTCTAATGGCTTTAGGAACTTTTCTCTTTTTACAACTAACACACAACCCAAACTCGCCACAAATAGCATCTATTAGGTTATCTCTGGTTACATAACTTTCGTATTCTGGTAACCTGTCAACAATTCTTAAAAGTGTTTCCGTTAATTTCATATACCTGTTACTTTGGGATTAGTCATATAGATTTTCATGCAACCACATCGTAAAAGAATTTATTAGCCTCCAAACCCGTGGTGTCTTATCATAGGAAACCCCAACCCATTTTTCCGCACCCAATCGCAGAATAAACCATAGCCAACTTTTACCTATAAAGACTTTTATTTTGTTTATCATATTTCTATCGGTAAATATCATTTCTTTTAATCAGTTCCTCTTTAGAGGGCTTAGGTGGTGCGGGCAAAGTAGGTTCGTTGCTCCCTATGGTTCATAGCTTTCGCTCATCCCCATCCGCACCCCAAAACCCTTATTTATACTTCTCTTTCAAACTCTCGTATTTTTCCTTATAAGTGTCAGCAATTTCTAAATACATATAGACTTTCATTGGTTTGGTTTGGCCGTCAAGTTTTTCTAATTCATCAATGACTTCTTGGCCGTACATTTTTAACATAAACCTTTGATATTTTGGCCCGTTTCCTCCTAAAATTACATTTTTGATTTCTCGTGCATCTCTTGTAGTTCAATTCCATCTTCCACCCCTAACGAATAAGCCTTCTGCATTTCTTGTTTGAATAAGTCAACCGCCATTAAATATTCACTTCTTTTCCATATTTGCTTTAGACCTGTACTCGGTGAAAGTTCTTCAACATAACCAAATATGGTTGCAAGTTTCTCCGCAAAGTCTTTTTCTAGTTTCTTCATACTTCTAGGGTAATTTTTTTCATATCTTGGTCAATTTGTCTAACCTTTTTTCTAACTTTGCTACTCTTTTTTCCAAAGTATCAGAGGAACTAAGTTTCAAAGGGGAAGGAACAGAGTGTCTAAGAGACTTGCGGAGACGGAAAACAACCTCGTAGTCGAGACCCCAACGATAGCCGGGCCCGGCCCAATAGTCATACAACCACGGTACGCCCCCATCCCGACCGAGCTCGAAGACGCCCGGACGGCCGACGGAATCGGTAATTTGTTTCATTGCAATATATAACCAATCATATAAAGGCTGGTCTTTGTAAACTACTCTTAATTGTGGGCCTATTTCGGCGGGGCATAATTCTAATCCTTCCTTTTCAGCCCTGGCGTATATTTCATCTGTTGTAGGCATTTCGCTAAACCAATCACTCAAGGTTACTCTAACTAAGTCTATTTTCTCTTTTTTATTTGAGTAGGTAGTTTTGTCCAGTAATTCTTGTGCCCAGTCAGAGATATTTACACCTTTTAAGTTGGGTTTCTTGCCTAGTGTTATAGTCTTCCAGAGTTTATATTTATTTTTCATTTAAGTTGCTTAAAAAGTTAAACCCTACTCCCACTCCTACTCCAACTCCCACTCCTACTCCTACTCCAACTCCTACTCCAACTCCCACTCCTACTCCCACTCCCACTCCTACTCCAACTCC